TTTTACTTAAATCTAATTTTACTTCATTAGCTGGTAAATGTTTATAGACATCTAAATCAGCACCTTCAAATACAACGTGTATTGGTTTTGTTGATTTAATTTTACCTACTACTTTATTAGTTTGTTTATCTCTTTTATCAAATGTAACATCTTGAAATACCTTTTGGCTATGTTTAGATGAAACCCAATTCATATTCATTCTATTTAAACCTTCAACCCATGAACCATCACAACCTGTACTTTCAATACCAGCTGTACATCCAATATTAAATGTTCCTACTGGTTGGAATTCACTTGGAATTGTAATTTGCATCCATATGTCAGCCTTTTCACCTTTAGGTATATTAGGTACTGATAATGCCTGTAAGAACTTAAATTTAGGATGTTCATCACAAAACCCTAAAGTACAGTCTCCCCACCTTTGGCTTAGTAATTTAACATCATATTTGTCTAGTTCTATAATTGCCTTAATGATATCTCTAGCTCTTGCTCCATAACCACTGTAAGTGTCAAATGGTGAACTTATATAAAAACTTGGTTTATTCATTAGTATAATAATTTATGGTTTAAAAATTTACCTTTATGTTCATTAGTGTTAATAATTTGATGTTCAGTTTTTGGTTTCCATGTTGAAAATAATTCTTCCATAGAATTTAAAAATCTACTAGCTTGGTGTTTATGTGTAAACCCAGCTTCATCACTAACTGCCCATTTCCTTCCTTTATAACCTCTTTCTTTCCTTTCTTTAGGATCCATGTTATAAATTTCTAATATTCTTTCAGTTGCATCTTCCCATTTACATCTATCATCAAAAATATAAGGTGTTGGAGGAGATCCTTGCATTGATCTACTTGTTGGATATACTGGAAATGCCCATTCACCATGTTCTTTATATGTACCTCTATGATTAGAAGGCACATCAGCACTTGGTGTAAACCATTCCCCTTTATCATCAACAAATCTCATTTGATCTTGCATACCACCTGTTGTATTAGCTATAATTGGAGTACCTGATAGTATAGCTTCAGTAAGTGTTAATCCCCAACCTTCATTTGATGTTAATAATATTTGAGCGTCAGCTATATTATATAAATAATTTAATTCCTGTGGTGGTAATTTAGCAGTTGAAAATACAATACACTCTTTATATTTTTCATCAAATAATAGTTCAGAAACTTTAACTAAATTAGTACCATGATCTGATGAAGGTTCAGTATGTAAAATAAATCTACATTTTTTAGCCTTTTCTAATGGTAAAGAATCTAAGAACCCTCTAAAAGCTAGTAAACTATCTGGTATTTGTTTTCTTCTTATATTTCTTGAGTTAAAGAATAATGTAAACTCAATGTCAGCATTACCTTGTACTTTATTTTTAAATTCTAGGTATTTACTATAATCCTTATCTAATTCTGTTATAGGTCTAAATATATCTGAATTTAAACCATGAGGAACATAATTACAAATTCTATCTTCAATATCATCACCTAATACTGTTTTATTAATAAAAACAGTTTGTTTAGATATACCCATTAATAAATCACATGATTGGTAAAATGGTTTATTATATAATGGAGCAGGTAAATCATCCCAAATATTTAAATAAGTAATTGGTATTTTTCTCCTAATTTCTCTTTCCATTTTAAATATGTGATGGAAATACCTTGGATCTGTAATAAGTAATATTGCATCTGGTTTTTCTCTTAAGAATATTTGTCTAAAAATATTTCCATCACCATAACCATCTACAGGATATAGCATAACAGAAGCATCATCAATTCCTGCAAATTTACTTACATCTGCACTCATGTCTAATGCTTTACCTTTTTCTGGGTGTTTAATAGAACCTGCAATTTGACACCAATTATAATGGTGGGCTGTATGTATTACAATTTCTTTACCTACTGTTGCTACACCAGAGTGTACTCTAATATCATCTGTGATTAATAATATTTTCTTCCTTTTATCTTTAGGAAGATGTTCAAAACTTTTATTCATCTAATTTTAATTTTTATAATTCGATATTTGTTTGACTTGTAATTTGTTTTCTAAAATCTTCGTTTGTAAGATATAGATAAATAGATCTATCTGCTAATTTTTGAAATGAGAATTTTCTTTTTACACACTCAATCTTAAAATTTTCGAATAAATCTGCTTGAACTTTAACACTCGTTAGTGTCATTTTGTTTGGGTTTGCCATAATTTAATTTTTAATAACGTTATATTTGTCTATACGTATATGAATATTCCTCAATCTACAAAAAATCTAAACCTGCTCCACACAATTCTTCTTCCTCTTTAAAAGGACAAAAATTACACGTCCATTTTGAAGGTGTTTTTGGATAAGTTACATCTTTTATATCTCCATTGGAGTTAAAACATTCATGTATAAAGTCTTGAATTGCACTTCTCGCTCTGCCTAATTTAATTTTTCCGCTAGGAGGAGTAAACTGTTGAACTCTATATGCTTGATAAGGTGACATTAACTTTTCGTCATCCATATCTAACACTTTTCTTTTAACTATCATAAACTCAATCTCAATTTTTTCTAATGGTACTCCATATTGTTCAGAGAAATATTGTTTATATAATAATAGTTGGAATTGTTTATCTTCATCTTTTTTATTATAATCGCTCCAACCTTTAGTACTTGTCTTTATGTCGATTATCTTAAAGGTATCTGTTGTTTCACAATATGTTACAACATCTAGATACCCCATGTATAATACGTTACTATACATTTTATTTGGCGCTATTACAATAGGTACTTCACAACCTACCAAATATGTGCCTTTTTTACTAAAATACCTGCTACGTTTTTTCTTAAACCACTCTAATATTGCTATTCCATCCTCAAAAAATTCTCTCATTTCAGTTGCATCCGAAAAGTGTTGGTTTTTATTTGTTTTGTACTGTTTATTATATTCACCTATAAAACTTTCTTGAAATTTTTCTTCCATGTTTATAGATCGATCAGCATACGCTGCACTATTTTCAAACATTACATCTAAATAATGTTGAATAACTTCATGCATTGCTGTTCCAAATACAGTATGGATAGAAGATGTAAATCTTTTAATTTTATCCTTGTATTGGAGTTTCCAACGATGAGGGCAACCTCTAAAAATAGACATTTGGGAATAACTAACATTCTTCTGGTATGCAAAATTAATTGGAGCAGGAGGATTGTTTTTTATTTCCTTTACAATGTTCGGGATTTTTCTAGCCAAAACTTATATTTTTTAGGAAGATATTTATTATCTTTAATAGGTAATTGATAAAAATAATTATTTTCTTCTCTTTCGGGAAATATATCTTTTCCTTCAATTATTAAGTTCCTAATCTTTTCAGGATCTTTAATCTCATTTGTATTAAATTCTTGGTGTGCGTATGATTCTAGTTTCTCAATTATTTTATCTTCAGTCATAAAAAATGTAAGGTGCCAACCCCCTTCAAAAACAGCATACCATTCTGAATGTCTAATTTCAGACATGGTTAGTCCATCTCTAAACATTGTTTCATAATGGAATACTTTACATTTAGTAGACTTCATTGGATCCTTTAATGCATTTAATCTGGTAGTTAAATTATAATAATACCAATCCATACACATTCCAACTGAACCATAAGGTACAGAAGATTTTTTAAATTCTTTTATAGTATCTGTATCAGGTATTTCATCTAGATCTGATAGTATTACTATGTCAAGTGGTTTTAATGATAAATGGCTTAATGGTATTTTTATAGCATTTCTTTGATATTCTTCTCGAAACCAATCATGTTTACTATCTTCACCTTTAGGTAAATCATCAACTACATAATAATAAATTTTATGTAACCATTTTTTAAACCTCTTTTTATTCTTTAAAAAGTTTAGTGGTTTTGGAGTTCCTGAATGTGTTTGAGTTGCTTCAACTAAGACAAAGGTATCTACTATGTCATCTAATTCCGTTAATCGAAACTCAAGCATATCTAATTCATTATAAAAAGTAAAACAATCTACAACTTTTTTATCTTTAGAATTATATTTTTCAATATCATCATACTTTTCCTTAGCCATTTTATTTTTTCCATTTATCACGACCTACTAAAAGACCTATTATTCCATAATTGGCAATATCAATAAATGTATCTTCCATACCTTCACCTTTAACAAATGATCTACCATTAATTAATAGATTTTTAAGACGTGAAATTTTGTCTGTAAGTCTAATACATAATCCTGTTAATGAGAATTTTTTATCATCTTTATTAGTTAAGTCACCACCTAAAGCAATATTATTTAAACCATAATCCATATGTTTACGAGCAAACATTTCATACATTTCTTTTTGGATTTGTCTAAATTCATCTGCTAATATTGGATATTCTAATTCAAATACCTCTATTGCATCATCTTTACTACTTTTTGTTTTATTACTCATAACTTTGTTAATTTCTAATGCGTTATTACCAAAATGCCCAATTGAACCAATATGTTCAGGTGACACACCTTCGAAGAATTTTTTAACTGAATCACCCATTGATTTGTTGTTCTAAGGAAAAATATTTATCTAATGCTGCTAATCTATCATCTGCATCAACTAACATAACAAGTGCTTCTTCAGCATTTTTATAAAAGTCTCCGGTTGAATGATCTCCAATTCCTACTGCTCTATCACCTAGTAATTCAAGTGATAATAAAGCTTTTGATTTATCTGCTAGTGCAGATGTGCGTAACATATCTATTAATTTTTTCATTTTTGTAATTTAGTTATTTCCTTTTTTTCTAATCCTATTGACGTCAATATACGACCTATTTCGTCGGTATCCAAAATTTCTATGTATTCTCTTGTTTCTTTTGATGAACACTCCCAATATGATGATAAATGTTCTACTAAATCTTTATTTGATTGTTTTACTTTAGATTTAATATATTTACTCCATTTTTTATTTTTAGGAATATATTCTCTATAAACAGAGTATATTTCTTTTTTATTTTGTGGGTTTATTTTTTGGACAAAATTTACTATATCTAAAAAATTAGAATTCATAGATAAAAATCTATGTACCATATAACTATTCCATAACTCCCAATCTTTATTAGAAAAGGAGTTAGGGTCAGCTTTAATTGAGTTGATTTGATTTAACCAATCCCAAATGTTTTTCATTATTTAGAATCTATACCGCCTGTTAATAGTATACTTTCCTCAGCTAATTCTTCTCTTAGCTCCATTGGAACACCATCTGCTACTATTTTTTTAGTATAAGGGTCAATAAATACTGGTATAGGCATTACTGCATCACTATCAGTACCTGTAATAAATTTACTAATTTTTCTAAGAATAACTGCTGATTCAAAGACGCTTTTGCCTTCTGAATTTTTTAGTCCTTCTGTAGTTGTTAAGTCAACATTCATTTGTGGTGGTTGACCACCTGGATTTCCTTGATTTTTCATTTGTTTGTTATTTTTAATTAATTTCACTTTATTTATTGTTTATTATATTCTGTATTAAACTCATTACATTAATTTCTTTATCAATTCTAAAATTAGCTTGATATAAATGCTCGTTAACTAAAATAGCAACTGTACCTTCTTTACCTGGTATGTACTTTGAAGCATTTTCATATAAAAATCGAAATAATTCATCAAAATCATCTACATTTGCATCAGCAATAATTTGTCTAATTTTAGTAAATGATGATTTTGGCTTTTTAAGCTCTTCAATTATAGAGGTCATATAGCTAGTACTTACAAGCAAAGAATCATCTAGTGTTAACTTGTCCTTAATAGTGCTTGCTTGAATAGTATTAAGCATTTTACGTAAGTCCGGATAGAACTTATTTACAATTTTACCAATGGCTTTAGGTTCATAACTTATGCTTTCCTTATCACAAATACTAGCTAAATGTACAGCGACCTCTTTTTTAGTAGGTGGAACAACTTTAATTGTTTGACACCTAGATTGTAATGGATCAATAATACGTTCTACAAAGTTACAAGTTAAAATAAAACGTGTTGTAACTGAGTATGTCTCTATAATGTTTCTAAGTGATGCTTGTGCATTAATAGTTAAAAAATCAGCTTCATCTAATATTACAACCTTAAGAGGTTTAAATGATGCTACCATTGCAAAGCTAGAAACCTTATCTCTAATAGTTTCTATACCACGTTCATCAGAGGCATTAATGTAAATATAATCACAATCTAAATTATTAATTATTATTTTAGATAATGTTGTTTTACCAGTACCTGCAGGTCCATAAAATAAATAGTTTTGAATATCATTTTGGTCTAATTGTTTAGATATTGATGTTTTTAACTGTTTGTTACCAACATATGAATCTAGACTAATAGGCCTATATTTTTCATTTAATAAACTATTTTTTCTAATATTCTCCATATATAGAAAACTTTTGTATTGGTTCTGGTTTAATTTCTTCTTTAGTTGTAGATATAGCATACAATTCACTTTTAAGTGGTGCTAATCTGTATTCGCCCTTAAATCCAGTTTTTACCATATATGCCTCTAAAGCATTTGTTAAAGTTGGATGTTTAGGACCATCAGGTTCATTTGCGACTAATCTCCATTTATCTCCTGGTGGAACTCTACGAGCGATTAAAATATTTTCTTCTGTTATTTTGGTTTTTGACATAGCTATAATATACGAAAAATAAATGGGGGAGACAAGCTCCCCCAATTAATTATTTAGATTCTGCTACAGATGCTTTTTTATAAGCTGTAATTAGATTTTTAATCTTCATTGCTGCTTTTCTTGCTCTCTGTTGTGATGCTTTTGTAGTACCACTGTGTTCTGCTGCTAAGGTATTGAAATTTTCTTCAATCGCCTCAAATAATTCTTGTTTATTCATAATTGTTTTTATTTATTTATTTATTTAATTATTAAAATCCTGGTTGGACTGGTGGAACTCCGTTTCCATGTCCTTGTTGTTCAAATTCATCTGAATCTTTATCATCAGTTATAGTACATTCTGTTAATAAAATTGTACCTGCTACTGATGCTGCATTTTGTAATGCTGATCTAGTTACTTTAGTTGGATCGATAATACCCGCTTCTTTAAGGTTAATTACTTTACCTGATTCAACATCAACACCTGCCCATTCATCATCTCCTGAATCAACTAATTTATATTTACCTAATAGTTGAGCATCAGTTTGAGAATAACCAGCATTAACTAAAATCTGTTCAAACGGTTTACCACAAGCATTATAAACTATTCTGGCACCAACATTATCAACATTAATACTTTCTCTAGCATATAATAAAGCAGCTCCTCCTCCAGGTACAATACCTTCTTCAATAGCAGCTTTAGTTGCATGTAATGAATCATCAATTCTATCTTTCTTTTCTTGCATTTCAGTTTCTGTAAATCCACCAACATGAATTATAGCTACACCACCTGTAAATTTAGACAGTCTATTTTGTAATTGCTCTACTTCATATGGAGTATTTGCTTTATCTATTTGAACTTGTAATTCATCAATTCTTTTTTCAATAGCTTCAACTTCTCCTTTACCATCAACAATTGTAGTTTGTTCTTTTTCAACAGTTACTACTCTTGCTTCTCCAAACCAATCCCAACTAAATTTATCAAGTTTCATACCTTTTTCCTTACTAAATACTTGACCTCCTGTTGTAATAGCTATATCTTCTAATACTAATTTTCTCTTATCTCCAAATTCTGGGGATTTAACAGCACATACAGCTAAAGTACCTCTCATTTTATTTACAATTAAAGTAGCTAGTGCTTCATTATCAATATCATCAGCGATGATTAATAATGATCTTCCTTGACTACCTACTGCTTCTAAAATTGGTAATAATTCTTTTACTGAATTTAATTTTCCATCTATCATTAATATAGCTGGGTTTTCAAGTACTGATGTCATTGTATTATTATCAGTAACAAAATAAGGTGATTTATATCCTCTATCAAATTGCATTCCTTCAACAGTTTCAATATAAGTATCTCCTGTTTTTGATGATTCAATATGTACAACACCTTTTAATCCAACTTTATCAATTGCGGTTGAAATTAATTTTCCTACTTCAACATCATTGTTAGCTGATACAGTAGCAATTTGTTCTAATTGGTCTTCATTTGAAATATCTTCTGATATTTTATCTTTTAAAGTGTATAATACTTCTTTAATAGCTTTATCAATATCTCTTTTTATCTGTACTGCATTATCTCCTTGGTCAAGACTTTTTAATCCATCTTTTACCATTGCTCTAGCTAGTAAAGTTGATGTAGTTGTACCATCACCTGCTTTATCCGCTGTTTTAATTGCAGCCCATTTTACTAATTGTACTCCTAATTCTTGATTAGGTTCTTTTAATACAATATTTTTAGCAACAGTAACACCATCTTTTGTACTTTGAGGTGCATCTAATATACCTCTTCCAATTACTACATTACGACCATTAGGCCCTAAGGTTGAAACTACAGCATCTGCTAAAATATCAATACCTTTTACTAAGTTTGCTCTTGCTTCGGAGCCAAATTCTACTTTTTTCATTATTTGTTATATTTTAAATCGTTAATTTCCTCTGATGTTAGATTTTCTTTTGTATCTTCTAATACTTCATTTACTTTTATTTCTCTTTTTACCCTAGCTAATATTTGATTTTCTGGTCCAATTAAGTACTCAGTTCCATCATATACTAATTTGGTAAAACCTTGAGTCGGTAACACTACAATATCTCCTACTTTTGATATTGTTTCTAAAAAACTTCCAAATTGTGTCGGTTGTCCAGGACCAACAGCAATAACTTCCCCCTTTTCGTTTAAATCCTTGCCCATATCTGGAACAATGATTCCACCATATTTTACTTCTTCGTTTTCGATCGGTTTAACGATAACCGCGTTAAATAGTGCTTCTAATTTCATTTGTGTAACTTTTAATGTTTGTTTCTATTAGTTTAAATTTCTCAATTATTTGATCTAGGTCATTTGTTTCTCTATTATGTAGAGAGTTTTTTGCTATATACTCCAATGCCATACCTAGATCAGCATAATAACTTTGGGGTTTTGCATATTCTTTAATATTCCCTTTAGACCTAAAATGATCTTGATTAGGAATTACCCGTTCATTAACGGTGTAACAATTATCATCTTTAGTGATAAAATACGGTTCTAAACGTGGATCTTCGATCTTTGTTAGACTTTTAGCTTTTCTTGCCATATAACTTTTATTATTTTATGTTACGTAAATATACGAAAGAAACATCGCTAGGACACGCTTTTCTTAAATTACCTTTATTTTATTTTAATAGACTTTGGTTTAGCTTCATCAGCTAAGGGAATAAAGATTGTCAATAAACCATTAAGCATTTCTGCTTCAGTAATTGATAAATCAAATTTAGGAGCTATCTTATATCTTAAGTCAAAAGATTTTTTAGATAGACCATGATAAATATAACCTTCAAAATCATCTCCTTTATCTTCAGATTTTTTATAGGTTATTTCTAAAACATCCCCTTCGATATTAAGGATAACATCTTTTTTAGTTAGCCCAGTACAGGCAACTTCAAAATGAAGTCCTATGTCATCATAGAAAATATTAAGTGGGTGTGGTTGTTTGGAATTTAATGCTGGTGCGAATTTCTCCTCAGCATTGAAGTGATTCTTAAATAGAATGTCGAAAGGACTTAAGTGCCTCTCTAATAGTTGTAATGTACTCATATCATTTGTTTTTGTGGAGCCGAAGCTTCCGGTTAAATTAAAACATAACTACGCGCCCTAGCTGCATGTTACTTTATTATACATATAATATACGAACGTAAAGTCGCCCCTCCAAGTTATTCTGCATCAAAGAAGAACATTTGCCATAGTCTTCCTGATTCTATATCGTGGCCAAAATAATCTTGAGCTGCATGAATTGAATGCGCATCAAATATTACTAATCTATTATAAACATTACCTGCTACATCAACATTCTCATAAGGATGTGGATCTACAAATGTATGTTGGTTAAAAGCACTATCAATAGTAAATACACTTCCATCTGGTTGTTCTAATTGGTCATGGCTATGTCTAACTTTAGTTTCTTTATGTTGCATTAATCTAGTTCCAGCTGCAACAGGTGCACCTGGAGTTAAATAAATCATACCAGCCCATAATTGTTGATCACAATGATAAACTAAAGAAGTACCCGCTATTGCTGATTGAAATCTACCATTCATCCCATAATCTTCCCACATTTTCTTTCCAGTAATTTTTAACCCCATTATTTTTTCAAATTCCTCTCTTACTCCATCAAAGAAATGTTGTTTTCTTGTACGCATACCTAAGTATCCTGGGTCATCAAAATAATATTGTTTTAAAGCATATTCTCTAACAGCATCTGGGTCTTCATAGAAATTATCTACTACCCATAATCTAGTATCAGGTTTTTTACTTACTTTAAATTCATTTGAATGTATTTGTCCATAAGGACTGTCTGAATTACTGTCTGTTTTTTTAATTTTGCTCATAATTTAATTTTATTCGTTTCTGGCTATGTAATAAATACTATGTGATGGTTTATTATTTAATTCTCCATTAAATTCTATTTTCATCATACCTTCTTTTGATAATTTAATATTACAACTATTCATGTCTTTGTTACTACTTAATATATCTTTAAATATATTTGAATCAAAGGGCATTTCAATATTATCTTCTTTTATTTCACCTTGTACTTGATATGTAATTTTATTTGAAAAACCTTCTTTATCTCCAAATAAAAATTCAATGATAGGACTTCCATCCATATCTTCTGTTGTTCTAATTAACATTTGGTCTATATCACTTAAAGCATTTTTAGCTTTAATTAAATAATTAATATCATCAGATGTTACATTTAATTGAACCTCATAATCTTCTGGGTCTTCATACCAAGTTACTTTACCCATTATTAAAGGGTCAGCTAAAGCATAATCTAATGAATAGTTACTATCTGCTAGATATAATTTTCTATGTAATTGATTATTTTTTTCAGTAGTAATCATCAACTCACCAGCAGTAATAGATAATAATTTACTTAATTTATGTGTGTCAAATATCCCTAATTCACAATCTTCAAAATTAAAATCACTTAAAAATACTTTACAAGCTCTACCTTTAGCACCTGCATACACAGTTAAAGTATTATCTTTGATTCTCCACTTAACTTGGTTGTTTAAACCATTTAAATAGTATTTTTGAATTACAGACTCTAATGAATTTTTATTTATCATAATATATAATATACGATTATTGTTTTAAATCTCAAAGGAATTTAATGAATTAATATAAGGGTTTAAATCTAAAGACCATTCTAAATCATTAAAAAATCCTTCTAATTTATTTAATAGTATAGATTCAAATACTTTTTTTCTATCTGCGTATTGATTTAGGAAATCCTGTACTTTAACTGGTATTTCATAATCAAAAAATGCTAATGCCTCTATTTTATAGGGATTATCTTTTAAATGAATCCATTTAACTTTATCAGCGTTAGTCATTAATGGGTATTTTTTATCTAACCTCCACAATTTTAATAAATCATTATACCTAATAGCTGCTTTTACAGCTGCAGGTGCTCCTAATTGTCTTTGTGCTTTACCTTCTTTCTTTTTACTTAGTGGTTTAAGGATTTCAGTAAATATTTCTCCAGCTCTAGTATTTCTACCTTGATATTTATCTAATTTTTTTACAGATGTAGGGTTACCTAATTTAGAAAGTGGAATAGTACCATCTAATATTTTTTCTTTAAAAACTTTAACTTGATCTAAAATACTATCCTTTTGTTCTCCTTTTAAAACTTGTTGTAAAATGTCATTAAAAAATTCTCCTAAAATAGGTGGAAAATTTGCTTTCATAAACTCTAAACCTTTAATATCTAAAGTTTCTTTTTCAATACCTTCTTGTTTAGTAATCCACTGTGCATAACGTCTAGTTGCTCTAAAATAAGCTGAACGAATAACACATTCCGTTTTCATTTCTAATCTATGGGTTTTAACATTAAATGCTTCACTTGCTAGTCTATTATAATCTTCATTTATTATATCTTGATACTTTAATGCTACTTTTTCTAATATATTATCTTTTTCTTTATCTTTAAATTCTTCAAAATTGGGGTACAAATGAAGTAATAAGGGTTCAGCGTTAAAGTAATTAGAATCTGTGTCTACATAGGCACAAAGGTTTGTATCTTTTTCATCGCAAATCCACCATGGAGTATCTTGTAAGTGCTTCATCTATATTCTTTTACGTCTTTAAAATTTGATCCTGATATAATATTAATGTCATTTTTTAACTGGTTTCTAACTTCATTATATGTAAATATCATTCTTGATGATTTTCTAAATTCTTTATCACTTATACTTTTATCTCTAACTTTATTTTCGAGATCCCATAATATACGATTTACTTTAGCCAACTCCAAATATAATACTTTAATTTCTTTACCATTTTTTGTAAATAAATCTATAACACCCTGATTTAATTTTAAAAATTCAACTTCAACATTAGCTAGATTATCGGGATTTATCATATTTAGTTTTTTTATTTCTAAAATTGATACTCTATCTAATAATTCTCCGTTTGAAATTTCTACTTTCATTTTAAAATGTTCTTTCTCCTGGTAAAGGTGGTACTGTAACGGGTTTATTTCCTTTTGAATCTATATCGGTTCTTTCTGCTATAGTAACTCTAAATCTATTACCCTTAACTTTAAACTCACCGCCTTGTTTTAACATTTTTTTAAAGAACTTTGTTTGATTTTCATTCCATTCTTCACTTAATTTAATTATTTCTTCTTTAGTTGAAGGTTCCTTATTACTACCCAAATATATAGTTTGGTTTGCTCTGATAGATTGTCTTTTTAATGTCATATTTCTAGTTTTAGTTCGTTACGTAATACTTTATTCATATGTCTATTAGCACATAAAGCACTTTCTTGAATAATTCTGTGTCCAGATAGTGTAATTGCTCTACTAATCATATATTTAGGCAAACCATATCTAAATGTAGGTAAAGCTGTAGCCCCATATAATGAGTTAAGTAAAATTTTCATTGTATATTGCATTAAATAATAATGTTCACCCTTTGCTGTGTCACCTTCTTTATATGCCTTTTTCATTTTATTTTTATAAATAACCCTTTCATCAAACCAAATATTTAAAACTGTTGCTAATACTGATTCTTTATCTTGAGTGAAAAAACATCCATTAGCTGATACTGCTAAGTTGTTTTGTTCAATCATTGATATTAATTTTTTAGTACTTACATATGTTCTTTTACCTCTTGAATTTTCAACTAATAATTCTTCTTCAGGATCACGTTCTTTTAAATCGTTAAGGGCTAAGCGATTATTACGATCATCTGCATCTATGATATGCCCTACTAAAGTTTCTCGGCCTATGTTAATAGACATAATTATACATGGATACAGCGATGTTAAATCCTCATCAAACATATACTTGTATAATCCTGCTTTAGGGCAAAATAAATAACCACCAGCATAAGTTGAATCTAAATCCTTTTTACCAGATGGTCTAAAAGGTGGAATTATATTTTGAGATAATAAATAAGCAGATATTGCTCCATCTTGAGTAACACTATTAGAATATACTTCGCTGTAATTATGTTTACCTTTATGTGAAATATTTTTAGTTAAAGCGATATATTGGAGTTTTTCATCTAATAACTTTAATATCTTAACATCCATAAAGTTATATTCAATAAACTTATGAATATCAGTTTCAAATAATCGATCTAAATTACCTTCATATTC